GTGGCCATCGCCAACATGATTGCCAACCACAAAGGGCCGACGACGTCGGTCGTGGAGGGGTGGGCGTGCAGCATCGCCACCGAGATCTTTTTTGCGGCCAAGGAGCGGAAGATCCCGGCCAACAGCTACCTGATGATCCACAAGCCAAGCTGTGTGGTCAGCGGAAACAGCGACGATTTACTCAAGGCGGCGGAGACGCTGGACACCATGCAGGATGGCATTGAGGCCGTCTACCGTAATGCCGCCCGCCAGGGCGTGACGGCCGAACAGATCCATGACATGGTCAACAGCACCACCTGGCTGACCGGGGAGGACTCCGCCAAGTACTTTAAGGTGGACGTCCTGAAGCCCACCCAAGCCGTGGCCAAGTTCGGCAGTGCAAAGAACCTGCTGGACAGCATCCCGGCCGGGCTGTCCCTGGTGGATGCCAAGGAAGCCATGACCCGGAAGCTGGAAGCCTTAAAAAAACGCCAGGAACAGACGAAATTTATCAAGGCTGCCCTGATGGCAGCAGAAGGAGTTTAACCTTATGAAAAAATCTGATGAACTGAGACAGATCGTCGCCAAGCTGCGCAAGGAAGTCATGGACCTGCAGGGCCAGGAAGAAATGGACAAGGCAGCCGCCAAGGCTGTCGAACTGAACAACGCCATGCGTGACCTGAAAACCCAGGAAGCCGTGGAAGTCGCCGACCTGACCAAGGCCATGCAACACCCCTCCGCCCCGGAAGGCGCTCCCATCAAGAGTGAAAACATGGCCAGACTGCGCAACCGTGTATTTAACAAAATGGTGTTCGGCCGGGCCCTGGATGCCCAGGAACGGGAATTTGCAGACGCTGCCGGGACTCCCGGCCTGGTGGAAACCACCCCGGGAAAAGGTGGCTACATCGTCCCGGAAGAACAGATCTCCATCCTCCGGGAATACCGTCGGGCCAACCTGGCACTGCGCAGTTTTTGTGGATACCAGACCGTAACCTCTGACACCGGCAAGCGGCCCACCCTGTCCTCTGAAAAAGGCAAGCTGGTGGCATTTGATGAGCTGAACGAAATCAACCAGGACGATCTGGATTTTGGTCAGATCACTTACAAAATCTCCAGCTACGGCGACATCATCCCCGTGTCCAACGAACTGGCAGCCGACAACAACATCAACCTGATGGAAGTCATCGGCCGCCGCTTTGCCACCAAATCTATCAACACCGAAAACGACAAGATCCTGGCCAAACTGCCCAGCAAAGGCACTGCCATCACCGACTACAAAGGCATCCTCAATGCTCTCAACACCAAGATCGACCCGATGCAGGCCATCTCTGCCATCATCCTTACCAACCAGAGCGGGTTTGATTATCTGGACGAACTGACCGACACCCAGGGCCGCCCTCTGCTGACCCCGTCTCTGGCCGACCCGTCCATGATGACCCTCCGGGGCAAGATCATCGTCCCCGTGTCTGACAGCATCCTGGCCACCCCGACTGCAGGCATCCCGTTTTATGTAGGGGCTATGGCGGAAGCAGTGGCATTTTTTGACCGGCAGCAGGTGGCAATCGAAGCCTCCTCTGATGCTGGTTTTACGAAAAACGCCACCTACATCAGAGCAATCGAGCGCTTTGATGTCGAAGCCGACGATGCCGGTGCCATGGTGCTGTTGAACTACAAAGTCGGCGCATAACGAAAGGAGGGCTCTAAATGACCCTCGACGAAGTCAAGCAGCACCTGCGGGTGGAAGGCTCCGAGGATGATACCCTGATCACCAGCGAGATGGCCGCCGCTGAAAGCTACGTCAAGGATGCTGTCAGCAACTACGACACGCTCTACGCTGGGGATGCCGGATTTAAGGCCAAGGCCGACATGGTCATGCTGGCCATCGTCACCAACCTCTATGAGGACAGGGTTGGGGAGAAAAAGGACCTGGGCTACATCATCCAGTCCATGCTCCACCAGCTCAGCCTATGGGAGGGATGATCATGCTCAATCCTGCAAAGCTCAACAAGAGGGTCAAGCTGCTGCAGCTGACCCGGGGCGAGGACGACGGCTTTGGCGGCACAACCACCTGGACGGTGGCCGCCACCGTATGGTCCGAATTTTTAAAGGCCCGGGTATCCCCCGGCGTCATCGCTGATGACGGGGCTGCTGTCCTGGTCACCCAGGGTATGCGGATCCGGGCACGGTCCGACATAGACAAGGGATGGAGAGTCGAGCATGATGGCCATCAGTACGAGGTCTATGACGTGGATAGATCTGATCCGGAGATTTATGTGCTGACTACCCAGGAGGTGCGGCCATGAGCAAAGGATTTGTGATCCGGATGAAATCCACCGATGCTGTAGAGCTGGCAACCAAAGAGATAGATAGCTACTCCAAGGCAGTCCAGAGCCGCATCCGTGGAGTGATCCGCAAGGGCACCATGGCCATCTATGACTCCGCTGTCCGCATGGCCCCCATGGGCAAGACCGGCAACCTCAAGCGTGGCATCCGTTTCCGGTCCATCAACGACTGGCAGACCGGGGAAGTCGTGTCTACGGCTCCCCACTCCCGGGCTGTAGAGATGGGGACCGGGCCCCGTGTGACCTACCCCAACCCCAAGCTGGGAAAGCGGCACGCCATGAAGATGCCAGACGGCAGGTTTGTAAAGGGCGACATTTATAACGGCAAAATGCCCAAGCATCCGTTTATGCGGCCCGCCTACGTCAAGGAAAAAGACAAGATCGAGGCCGACATGAAGGAGGCGATCGAGCATGATACTGATTAAAGACGTCCCCCTGGTCCCTCTGCAGCAGGCCGTGTTTAAGGTCATCAAGGATGGACAGACCACTCCCGTCTACGGGGATGTAACCGAGGACGCCAAGCTGCCCTATATCACCATCGGCTCCGTGACAATGAAGCCCGAGGCCGTCAAAAACATGGTCCTGTGGACCGCAACCATCAACGTCGACGTGTGGGCCGACACCAACGGCAAGCGGAAGGTCAACGACGTGCTCAATGACGTCTCTGCCCTGCTGTCCTACTACGGCCCCACCCTGGTGGTAGACGGCTACAAGACCGTATCTGCAAGCATCGATGTGATCGAGGCGTTTCCGGAGGCCACCACCGGCTATCACGGGACCCTCACCGCATCGTTTTTACTTAACAAAATCTGAATAGGAGGATAACCTATGACTATTACTGCTGAAGACCTGAAAAATCTCCCGACTCCCACCGCTACGGTGGAAGCCCAGTCCGGGAAGGATACTCTGCTGTATCTGGAAGCGCCTGGCAGCACTACCGACACCCCGAAATGGACTCTGGTAGGCGGCCAGCGTGACTGCACTCTGGACATGAGCTCCGACTCCATCGACGCATCTCATAAGACCAGCGGAGGCTGGCAGACTAAACTGCAGGGCCTCAAGACCTGGAGCATCACCTATACCGGCCTCCAAGTCATGAACGATGACGGGGCGCAGATCATGGAATACGCATTTATGAACGGGAAGCCCGTCCATGCCAAGATCGTATACCCCGACAAGAGCTATCAGCAGGGATGGGCCAGCGTCACTAAATTTAAAAAAGGCCTGGCTTACAAAGATGCAGCTACTATCGACGCCACCCTGGAAGGCCAGGGTGAAATTTCTGAAGTTACCGCCGGAGCATAAGGAGTAAATCATGAAAAAGAGCATTGATATTAAGGTCGGGGACAAGACCTACTCTCTGATGTACAATACCAAGGCTCTGGCAGCAGCGGAGCGGTCCATCGGCCGCTCCCTTGTTTTTATGCTGGGGCAGGTAATGGTCAATCCGGCCATGGGCAACGCCATTAACATCGACTTTACTGTGGCCTGTTTAAACGCAGGACTCCAGGACAAGCCCAAGGATTTTGACGCCTATGACTTTATAGACGCCTACTGCGAGCAGGGCGGCAACCTGGACGAGCTCAACGCCTACATTTTTGAGGCTATCATCGCAAGCGGGCTTTTTATCAAAGGGGGCCACGCGGAGACCGAGAAAGCGATCCAGACGTACCGGAGAGTCCTGGCACCCCTCGAATCCAAAGCGTAGCCGACTGGATCCAGGTGGCCGAAAAGGCCGCATTTACCATTGGCATCCACCCGGCGGAATTTGAGGACATGCAGCCGGGGGAGTTTTACCAGTGCTTTGAGGCGGCCCAGGATGCTCAAAAGGCTAGGGACTGCCGCACGGCCTACTGGGTCAGCGTGCTATTGTCCCCTTACTCCAAGGAGCCCGTGAAGGTAAAAGACCTCATCGAACCCCTGTGGACCACTCCCCAGCAGCGGATGAGGAAAATGATGGAGGACAGAAAGGTCCTCATGGACGAGTTTGGACTGAATAAAGAGAAGGGACGGTGAAAACATGTCGACGATTGCAGACCTTTTGATCAAGATCGGGGCTGACAGCTCCGGGTTAAACAACGAACTCAAAAACGCCAAGGGCCAGATCGATAAGACTTTCGAGCCGTCCCCTATCAAGGGCTTTACGGAGGCCATCAACGGGACCTCCGCATCTGTTGAGGGTTTTGCCAGCAAGGTGGCCAAGGCCGCTGCTCTTGCTGGGGCTGGCTTTGGCTTTGCTCAGCTGATCAGCGGGGCAGTGGAGGCAGGATCCCGGATTCACGACCTGACGGAGGCCATGGGCATCTCTGCCGCCGAGGCATCTATGTTTAGCCGGACGGTGGCCATCGCCGGAGGCGACATCCAGACGGCCAGTACGGCCTTAATGAAATTGGACAAGACACTGACCGGGGGAGGGACTGCTGCCGAGAAGGCGCAGATCATGCTCCAGGCGGTTGGGGTATCTCTCCAGGACTCCAACGGAAAGCTACTCCCTGTCAACCAGCAGCTGGAAGCCCTGGCCGAAGGCTACCAAAAGGCCGCCAAGGCTGGCTACCAGCAGGAGTTTATAATGAACACCCTGGGGGCCAAGGGCATGGCCCTGGCAGGAACCCTCCGGGAGTACGCAGAGGCTAAGGAGCAGGCGGCAAAGATCAGCGGCATCGGTCTGGATCCGGAGGAGATGGACCGGCTCTCTAAAGAGCTGACCACCCTCAAGATGCAGGCCAGCAGCATCGGCCTGGCCACCGGGGCCGCCCTGGCCCCTATCGTAGAGGCGTATCTGCCGTACATCATGACGGGGCTGTCCAACACCGCCAAATTTTTGGTGGCCAACAAAGAGCAGATCGTGGACATCACCCGGGACGTTGTCGCCCTGCTGGCAGTCTACAAGACTCTCCAGGCACTCCAGGCGGCCAGCCGGGCCGTGGGCGGTCTCTTTGGCTCTGCCGGATCTACGGCGGCCGAGGAGGCCTTGACCCGGGTCCAAGAAAAGGCCATCGAAAAGCGCATCAAGATGGTCCAGGCGGCGGCTCTGGCGGAGGAAAAGGCTTACTATCAGAGCCTGTCTACTATGCAGGCTACTGAGGCAGAAAAGACCGCTCTCTACGCCAAGTTTGTAAAACAGAGAGAACTCCAGGCGGCGGAAGAAGCCGCTGCCATCCGCAACGCCATGACGGCAGCATATGCCCAGGTAAATGCAGCGGCTACCGAGTCGGCAGCCGTCCAGGGGGCAGCCGGGGCCAAGGTGGCCGGGCAGGCAGCAGTGACCTCTGCAGCCATCGCCACCACGGGGACGGCAGCCACCGGGGCAGCCGTCAAGACGGTAGGAGCAGCGGCCACCAGCGTCACGGCCATCGGGACCATCAAGTCGGCCATCTGGGGACTGATCGGTGGCTGGATGGGCGTGGCGGCAGCCATCGGCTATGCCACCTACAAGCTGTTTGAGTATAAAAAGGCACAATTTAACAAGGAGTACTACGATGATGTAGTCCAATACAATGGCCAGGACTACAAAAAAATTGACGGCCAGTGGAAGCTCCGGGAAGTCAACGATGCCGAGGCCATCGCCATGCGGGAGGGCACTTACAAGTACAGCGATGTGAGCGACGAGGATCTGGCCGGAGTCCTGGACCAGATGAACGACCAGAAAAAGCAGGAAGCCGAACAGGCCAAGACCGGAGCCGAGAAACCGGCCACGGACAAGAGCATCGACGACTTTAAAGCCTCCATGGAGGAGGCTATGGCCAAGCTCCAGGCTGTGACTGACAAAGAGAGCAGCGGGGCAAAGGCATCTGCGCCCAAGGCGGCAGCAGAGCCCAAGCCTGTAGAGGTCCAGGTCCCCATCGGCCAGTTGGCAGCCCAGCAGGCTACCAGCGTGGAGGAGGGGCTCCAGTGGATCAATCCGGATCTGACCAGTGACATGGAGCGGTCTTGTGCGTCATTTGTGTCTACGATGTACGCCGCCGCCGGGGTCACCGGACTCTATACGGCCCGGGTTGATGATCTGGAGAGCGCTTTTGCTTCCAGAGGTGCCTGGTACAGTGCTGGATCTGGCTATGTGCCCCAGGTCGGGGACTTTGTATCCAGCGGCGAGCACGCCGGGATGTACATCGGCAACGACCAGGTGCGGAGCCGTGACTCCTCTGGTGGGGTGCGGACCTGGAGCCTATCCGGGTGGGACAAAGAGTTTGGCATAACTGGCTACGGCTCCATCGCCCGGTTTACGGGCAACCAGACCGCCACCGAGAGCATGCTGCCCGACCAGCGCAAACAACAGGAGGCCCTCAAGAGGCTCCAAGAGGCAAAAGACCGGGCGCTCCAGCTCTTTGTGTCCATGCGGGACGCCATCGGCAAGGAGACCGGCACCACCTACGAGTCCGGCATGGCCAGCGTGGCCGAGGATGTCCGCAAAAGAGCCCAGGAGATTGCTCAACTCCAAAAGGACGGAGTCCCTGCCAATGCTATCAAAATGCTTACCGACGAGCTGGCTACCTATCAGACCACCATGATGGACAAGGTCGAAAAGCAGCGCAAGGAGAATCTGGACAAGCTGGTCACTGATACGGCCAAGGCCAATGCGGAGGTCAAAGGTGACTACAAGAGCCTGGCAGATGCCGAGTATCAGATCACCCTGGACGCCCTCAACAAGGAGCGGGACGAACGGCTCAAAAATGTGGCCAAGGACAAGAACGACAAGGAAGCCATGGCTGCTGTCGAGGAGTGGTATACCGCCCAGACGGAGGCAGCCGCCCAGACGCGAGCTGACGCCTACCGGGAGTCCGTTG